CACGAATAATGGTAAACCAACCTGGATAACAGGTACGCAGTACATGTACTTACAGTGGAGCAAGATTGATGTAGGTGCTCCAGATTTTAGAGAGGCAAACAGATTGTTTTATATATTCTGGGAAGCTTGTAAAGTAGATAAAAGATGTTACGGAATGTGCTACCTTAAAAATAGACGTTCTGGATTTTCTTTCATGTCATCAGCAGAGACAGTTAATTTAGCCACTCTCGCAAGTGATAGTAGATACGGTATATTATCTAAAACTGGTGCGGATGCAAAGAAGATGTTTACGGACAAAGTGGTTCCTATATCAATTAATTATCCTTTCTTTTTTAAACCTATCCAAGACGGTATGGATCGTCCTAAATCTGAACTTGCTTACAGAGTACCTGCTAGTAAGTTTACAAGGAAAAAGATGTCAGCTACAGATGGTATGGAGGAAATTGAAGGTTTGGATACGACAATTGACTGGAAGAATACTGGAGACAATAGTTATGATGGTGAAAAGCTAGCGTTATTAGTACATGATGAATCTGGTAAATGGGAGAGGCCTGATAATATTTTAAATAACTGGAGGGTTACAAAAACATGCTTACGATTAGGTAGTAGAATTATTGGTAAATGTATGATGGGTAGTACTTCAAATGCTTTAGATAAGGGTGGAGAAAATTTTAAAAAACTATACAATGCCTCAGATGTCACGAAACGAAATAGAAATGGTCAGACAAAGTCTGGCTTATACTCTCTTTTTATCCCAATGGAATGGAACTACGAAGGATTTATTGATGAGTATGGAATTCCAGTCTTTACTACTCCTGATATCGACAGACTTACACCAGACGGTGAATTAATAGACGTAGGTGTAATAGATAATTGGCAAAATGAAGTTGATGGTTTAAAAGACGATCAAGACGCTTTGAATGAATTTTACCGTCAGTTCCCCAGAACTACGGAGCACGCTTTTAGAGATGAGACTAAAAATAGTATATTTAACTTAGTTAAATTATACGAACAGATAGATTACAACGAAGAGATGATTAGAACTCTAGGAATTACAACTGGTAATTTTCAATGGGTTAATGGTATTAAAGATTCACAAGTAATATTTTATCCAGATCCAAAAGGTAGGTTTAAAGTTAGTTGGGTTCCACCTTCTCAAATACAAAACAGAGTGGTGCTTAAAAATGGCATTAAATACCCTGGCAACGAACACATGGGAGCTTTTGGTTGTGATAGTTACGATATATCAGGTACAGTTGATGGAGTTGGATCAAAAGGAGCTTTACACGGTTTAACTAGGTTTAGTATGGAAGACGCCCCGGCTAACAGTTTCTTTTTAGAATACTTATCAAGACCACCAACAGCCGAGATGTTCTTTGAGGACGTTCTAATGGCTTTAGTATTTTATGGGATGCCTATACTCGCAGAGAATAATAAACCTCGTCTCTTGTACTATCTGAGACGTAGAGGATATAGAGGGTTTAGTATGAATAGGCCGGATAAAATATGGAACAAATTATCTGTTGCAGAAAAAGAAGTAGGTGGTATACCTAACTCTTCAGAAGACATCAAGCAAGCTCACGCAGCTGCGATTGAAATGTACATACAGGATCACGTTGGAATGAAGCAAGATGGAACGTTTGGTGATTTGTATTTCAATGAACTACTAAACGATTGGGCAAAGTTTGATATAAACAAAAGAACAAAGCATGATGCGTCTATAAGTTCTGGTTTAGCTATCATGGCTAATAACAGGCATTTATACGCGCCAAACGCTAAGGTTGAAAAGCAACCACTAAATATAAACATTTCTAAGTATAGTAATACTGGGAGTAATTCACAAATAATCAAATAATAAATATGGCAGAGTCTGGCATTAAAAGTTATTTCCCGAGTCAAACAGTTAGCGACGCTGAAAAGCTGAGCTATGAGTATGGTTTGAAAGTAGGTAAAGCAATAGAGCAAGAGTGGTTCAACAACGATAGAGGTTCTAATAGACATAGGGCTAATCACAGTAATTTTCATGATTTAAGATTGTACGCTAGAGGCGAGCAGTCTATTCAAAAGTACAAGGATGAGTTATCTATAAACGGTGATTTGTCCTATTTAAATTTAGATTGGAAACCAGTTCCTATTATATCTAAATTTGTAGATATAGTTGTAAATGGTATTGCTGAAAGAACTTATGATGTAAAAGCTTATTCTCAAGATCCACATGGGGTTTCTAAAAGAACCGACTATATGGAATCTATATTAAAAGACATGAGGTTAAAGGAGTTTAACGACGCTGTAAAAAGAGAGTTAAACCTAAATGTTAGGGATAGTCAAATAGAGGAGCTTCCAGAGAGTAACGAAGAATTAGAACTGCACATGCAGTTAACTTACAAGCAATCCATTGAGATAGCGGAAGAACAAGCTCTTAACACTTTGTTAGAGGGTAATAGATATGAGCTTACAAAAAAGCGTTTTTATTACGATCTTACTGTTTTGGGTATAGGTGCGGTGAAAACGTCGTTCAACACTTCAGAAGGAGTTGTTGTAGATTACGTTGATCCGGCTAACTTAGTTTACTCGCACACAGACTCACCTTACTTTGAAGATATATATTATGTTGGAGAAGTAAAAACTATTCCAGTTAACGAGTTGGCAAAGCAATTTCCTCATTTATCTGAAAGTGATCTTGAAGATATAATGAAAAATAAATCTAACAATAGATCCAACTATAACTCTAGACATAGTGACGATAAAGAAGACAATAATACTATTCAAGTTTTATATTTTAATTATAAAACTTATATGAATGAGGTTTATAAAACCAAAGAAACAGCAACTGGTGGTGATAAGATCATACCTAAAGACGATTCGTTTAATCCACCGCAAGATATGGAAGGTGGTTTTGGTAGAATGTTAAGATCTATAGAGTGTTTATATGATGGTGCCATGATTTTAGGTACTGATAAATTACTTAAATGGGAGATGGCTAAAAACATGATGCGTCCTAAGAGTGATTTTACTAAAGTTAAAATGAACTATAGTATTGTAGCGCCTAGAATGTACAATGGAAAAATTGATTCGCTAGTAAAGCGTATAACAGGTTTTGCCGACATGATTCAATTAACACACTTAAAGTTACAGCAAGTAATGTCAAGAATGGTTCCTGATGGTGTTTATTTAGATGCTGATGGTTTGGCTGAGGTTGATCTAGGTAATGGAACAAACTACAATCCACAAGAAGCTTTAAACATGTTCTTCCAAACAGGTAGTGTTATTGGTAGATCGTTTACCTCTGAAGGCGACATGAACCCAGGTAAAGTACCTATTCAAGAAATAACATCTGGAGCTGGTGGAAACAAAATGCAAGCTCTTATAGGTAACTATAATTACTATCTACAAATGATAAGAGATGTAACCGGGCTAAATGAAGCTAGAGATGGTAGTATGCCAGATAAAAACGCTTTAGTTGGTGTTCAAAAATTAGCAGCAGCAAATTCAAACACGGCAACTAGACATATATTACAATCTGGATTATTCTTAACAGCTGAGGTATGCGAAGCGTTATCTCTTAGAATTTCTGATATTATAGAATATTCCCCAACAAAAGACGCATTCATACAAGCTATTGGTGTTCACAACGCGGCGGTATTAGAAGAACTCAGTGAGTTGCATTTATATGACTTTGGTATATTCATTGATTTACAACCAGACGAGGAAGAGAGAATGATGCTAGAGAACAACATTCAAATGGCTTTACAACAACAGATAATCGAACTAGCTGATGCGATTGACATTAGAGAGATTAAAAACATTAAACTAGCTAACCAACTACTTAAAATACGTAGAAAGAAAAAGCTAGACAAAGACCAAGCCTTGCAACAGCAAAACATGCAAATGCAAAGTCAAATGAACCAACAAGCAGCTCAGGCAGCCGCTCAATCAGAGGTTCAAAAGAATCAAGCCTTAACACAAAGTCAAGCGCAGTTAGAACAAGTTAAAGCTCAATTAGAATCTCAAAGAATGATGCAAGAGGTTCAGATGAAGAAAGAGTTAATGCAATTAGAGTTTGAGATGAACATGCAGCTTAAGGGTGTTGAGGTTGATGGGCAAAAATCAAAAGAAAAAGAAAAAGAAGATCGTAAAGACGAAAGGACTAGAATACAAGCCTCTCAACAAAGCGAACTTATAGACCAAAGAAATAGTGGTAAACCACCTAAAAACTTTGAGTCCGCAGGTAATGATATACTAGGCGGAGGATTTGATTTAGGCGTGTTTGACCCTAGATAAATTATTAACTATTATTATATTATATTATGGAAGAAGAAAATGAAAAAGTAGTCGAAGAGACTACACAAGAAACGACTGAACAAGTTAATGAAAGTAAATTTGAATCCGCTGGAGACGACAATGTTGTTAAAGTAGATTTAAGTAAACCACCAGAACCAAAAAAAGATGAAGTTAAAGAAGATAACGCTGACGACAGCGGAGTGGTTGCAGAGTCTGAAAATGCCGAACCCACACAAAAACAAGAAGAAGTACAACCGGAAGCTGAAACACAAGAAACTCCAGTATTAGAAGAAATTACTGAAGAAGAAGTTGAAGAGGTTGAAGAGCAGGTTGAAGAAGCTATAGCAGAAGCTGAGGCTACCGGAAAACCATTACCAGAGAATATCCAAAAGTTAATGGACTTTATGGATGACACTGGTGGAGATTTAAGTGATTATGTTAAGCTTAATCAAGATTATTCAAAGTTAGACGACCAAAGTCTACTACATGAATACTACAAGCAAACAAAACCTCATTTAGATAGTGAAGAAATTAACTTCCTTATGGAAGATACATTCTCTTACGACGAAGATATGGACGACGATAGAGATATACGTAGAAAGAAATTAGCGCTTAAAGAGCAAGTTGCCAGCGCTAAAAGCCACTTAGACGGGCAAAAGTCTAAATACTATGAAGAGATTAAAGCTGGATCGAAACTCACAAGTGAGCAACAAAAAGCAATTGATTTCTTTAATAGGTATAACAAGGAGTCAGAAGCAACTCAAAAAACAGTTAAAACAAACTCTGATATTTTTACACAGAAAACTGAACAAGTTTTCAACGACAAGTTCAAAGGTTTTGAATATAACGTCGGTGATAAAAAATACAGGTTTAATGTAAACAATGCTGAAGAGGTTAAAAACACTCAGAGCGACATAAGTAATTTCACCAAAAAGTTTTTGGATAAGAAATCTGCTTTAACAGACGCTAAGGGTTATCATAAA